GACTATTTTGAACTAATCGCATCTTCTCTGTATAATTTACAAAGTTGACTCTTGCCGACTGAATCTGATATTTTAGAGTATAGTCATTTTTAGATGATCTATTTAATGACATTCTAATACTTAAACATAAAGATATTTTCAAAGAAAAAGAAATTTTATCCTTTATATTTAAACACTTGATTCCTCTATTCATAGGGCACTTGATTCCTATATTCATATGGCACTTTATCGTTATGGGATTAAGCTTTAGAAGTTTTCTCATAATTTGGGTATTTATATAATCTAGGATTTGAAAATGTAATTTTTACTTTTTCACGTTTTACTCGTAATAGAAATGCGCTAAGAAGTGTATCTATATATTTTTCTTCAAGGTATGAAATTCTTAATAATGGAATTTGTTTTTTTAATGCAAAGGCATTTTTTTGTATATCTCGTTTTCTTTGATGTAGAAGAGACTTTTGATGATGAAAGTAGCCTTGATCTTCCTCAAAATGTTGTCGCCCATCACATTCAATTAAAACATTTTGGATTGGAAGATAAAAGTCGTAAGATAAAGAACCGAGTCCTTTGAATTTCTTTTGAGGTTCAAATGAAATAGAGTTTTTTTCACAGAACTCTTCTATTTTTCTTTCCATTCTTGACATGTTACAGAAGGGGCAATTAGATCCTCTAATTCTATTAGCAACTTTAGCATGCCATTCATGTTTAGAATTTTTTGAGCAGATCCACCATATTTTATTTAATCCATATCCTTTTGTAACATCGGTAGGTTTTAATAAGCCATTTTTTGTTGGGTGCCATTCCTTACAAATTTCAGGATGAGTAATATTTAAATTATTTGTAGAATCTACTTGCCGTCCTGTACAAAATGGACAGCCCGTTTTTTTATCTGTTCTATTAACAATTGCGGTTTCCCATTCATGAATTGGATTTTTTGAACATTTCCACCAAACTTTTATACCAGATAAACTTGTATATTGATTTGGCGACTTTGTATTCTTTGTAGGATGCCATTCCTTTGCTAGCTCAGGAAAAGCACTTTGTAAATTATTTTCAGTTGAAGACTTTTTTCCAGCACAAAATAGACAACCTGTATTATTTTTAGTTCTATTTCCACATTTTGCTTCATACTCGTGTTTTTGTGGACATATCCACCAAACTATTTTTTCACTTGATGGACAAACTTGTGAAGGTTCAAGAGGTTTATTTTTAGTTGGATGCCATTCTTTAGCTATTTCAGGATATTTATCAAATATTGTATTTCCACCAAATATAGTTTTACCGTTACAATGAGGACATCCAGTATTTTTTAAACAACGACAATTAGGCGTGGTTTCCCATTCATGTTCTGGATTTATACTACATTTCCACCAGACTTTTTGATTTGATCCTGGTAAAATCTGATCAGCTGTTTTAGCATTTTTAGTAGGATGCCATTCTACAGCTAGAAATGGAAATTTGCCCTGAATACTATTTTCAAAACATACTTTACAATTTGTGCAGTAGGGACATTTAGCCCCTTTTGTTCTATTACAAACTATAGCCTCCCATTCATGTTCCTTTTCACATTTCCACCATATTTTCTTGTTTGATTTCTCTTTCAAACTGTAAACATCTATGCTTACATTTTTTGAGGGATGAAATTCCTTCAAAAGATGTGAATGTTCTGATAGCATTTTCTAGAAGTTTACAAAAAAATATTTAGAATATTTTATCAATTTTATTGTTGTTCGGGAATATTCGGAGAGAACCATCCGCATACTTAGTTCCCTCCACGAAGGCGTAAGACCAAATGGAGCGTCGACTCTTTTTGAATATTGTAATCAGCAAGACTTCTATTATCTTCCAACTGCTTTCCTGCGAAAATTAGGCGCTGTTGGTCTGGCGGGATCCCCTCCTTGTCTTGAATTTTCTGCTTGACATTTTCAATGGTATCACTGGGCTCTACATCCAAAGTAATAGTCTTTCCAGTCAGTGTCTTCACAAAGATCTGCATGGCTCTGTACTATTGCCTAGAAAAAAGTCTTTATATTTGTATTGTTTTATTTTTTATCTTTTATATTTTAGTTTTTTATAGTTCTATATAGTTTTTACCGCCTTGAACGAAGTTTCATAGGATGAGTTCGAGTAGGACCCATAGCAGATCGTTGACTAACAGTGGAAGCTCGCATTACCATACGAACAGGTCCACTTTCACATACGCGCGCACAACAACTCACCTGGCTACGCCGAACCATGGGATGAGATCCACTCTCCTCAAAAGTCCGTGTATGCGTATCATTAGCATTTACCATAAAGGTCACTTGTCCCGTGGGAGCAACAGGAATTTCACCAGATTCAATAAGTTCCTGTGCCTTGTCATCTACCATCACAAGAAGCCCAGCAATCGCATCAACTTCAGCAGTAGTTAGAGGCTCTCCACCTCCCTGAGTATTCATAAGCTCAATATAACGCTTCAGACGGTATTCAAAAGGCTTGCGAGACGAGATACGAAACCCGCGGCGGCGAATCGCACTGTCAACAACATCTTCAAAATTGCTCAAAGGATTAGACATCTTTCTCTATCGTTGTGCTTATATGATACTTATATAAGCCGATCAATTTTATCCTATAAATTATTGGGCTGAAGTTACAACAATATTATTTTTAAGTTTAACTTAAAGATATAATATTCCTAATTTCCAGAATGTCGGCAACATGGGACAATTTTACATATTTCACAAATGATAATGAATTTATTAAATCAATTGAAGCTGGAAAATCAGAACCTTATGATGATGGTCATAATAAATCCCAACTTGAATTAGTAAAACGATATTTAGCTAAATATCCTACAAGAAACCGTGTTATGCTGGATATAGGCGCGCATATCGGCTCAACAATGCTTCCATACTCAAGACTTTTCCAACAGGTCTATGGATTTGAACCAAATAGAGAAAGTTATAACTTTTGTATCAAAAATATTTACCATAATAATGTTACAAATTGTTGGGTTGAGAACTGTTTTGTTTTAGATAGAAAAACGCTTGGTGTTCCTGTTCAACATAATACAATTAATACTGGATGCTTTTATTTCAAGGAAGATAAGAATGCAGAGTCCCCTATTCCATCCAAAGTTCTCGATGAAGATTCTAGATATAGTAATATAGATTTTATTAAGATTGATACGGAAGGGGCAGAATGGTATGTTCTCAATGGGGCTATAAACTTAATACAAAAATGGAAACCTCTAATACAAGCCGAAATAAATGGATTGTCGGAGCAAAATTTCGGAATAAGTAGAGAAAGTCTTCTAAATCTCTTTGATAGTTTAGATTACCAACAAATACCAGAAACTGACTTTTTTTGTCATAAAGATTATTTATTTTAAGAAACAGTAAAGAGAAAAAATTGATTTTTTACTGTGCTGAAATTCTACCAACCAGCAAATAACAACTTGAGCAACATGATAAAAAAAATGTTCAAACGTCTATTTGCGCGCGTTTTTGGAAGTGAAAATACCAGCGTATATATTATCAATGACAATTTACCGCAAAATATGGAAAAAAAAAGAACTCGTTTCATTAGTTTACAAAATAAATACTATCAGCTTACTTGGCAAGAGCTACATGATAGTGATGAAAAACAAAAATATTATAAAAATATTGAAAGACAACTCGATAAAATAGATACACTCCTATTTCAAATGTATACACGCCTTGAATCTCTAAAAAATCTTAAGAAAAGTATTGATGATAATAAAATTATAAATACTGATATTCAAGATTTAGTAGAAAAAAATAATCAGACTATGAAAACTTCTATTGAAAAAGCTCAAGATCTTAAAAAAATTATTGCCGAATCTCAAATGAAAGAATGGAGAGAGATTGTTCACTATATTGACTCTTATGTCGCTCATATTACGCCTCTTTATCAAACTATTATGAACGAAATTACCGCTGCCCAGCCTCAACCTAAAAATTGATCAGCTGCCCGCGGTAAGGTAGCCAGTAACCTAGGCAGTTAATATGCTCGCGGATATGAATCAAGTTTACGGAAGTATCTTTATTAGTATTAATCGTAAACTTCTAGTTGTCAAAGGAAAACACTCAGGAAAATGGAGTTTTCCTAAAGGGCATCCAAATGAAGGCGAAACAAGCTTTGAATGTGCCAAAAGAGAAACTGAGGAAGAAACTGGTCTAACCCTGCCAATCTTCTTTGAACGTGTTGTAAATCTTGCTACTGGCTCTTATTATATTGTCCGGTCTACACCCGAATATAATACTTCTATTGGTGATGATAATGAAGTCTCTGAAACAGCTTGGCTCTCAGTTGATGAACTTAAAACTCAACCAATCAACGTAGATGTAAATACATTTCTAAGAGATTATAAACTCGTCATTGCGCATCCCACTAAAAGAATACTCACAAATAAACCTGTAAGAGTATTTGACATTTAAATGTTTCTTACAGTCGTAAGAGAAGTTTCAAGAGCCTCTGTGATTTCATTCACATATTCATCATCAATCCTGTTACTCGCAGATTTTTTTTTAGCTGGGCATTACCAAATGTTCCGAATGAATCATTTTAACATAATTCGCTACTTGCTTTATTATACATTTAGTATTATGACATATATGAAACATTTTCCAAAGATTCAATGGTTAATTCTTCAAGAAGAATTTAGAAATCACGCGTTTGATTGGAAAATTGGGGGTTCGTCTTTATTTTTTGTAGGATTATGTTATTCAACACATATAATTATTCCAAGCGAGGCATTATTGTATCTAATATGGAAAAATGTCACATTATATGAGGCTTTTATGCGTCTTTTATGTGGAGCCCCAGCAACCATTATAACTATGGGTATGTTAGAAACATTTATTTTTCATAAATATTTCCGTAGAGCATTTTTACATAATCTTCCACTTGATTAAGAGCCTAACTTATATCCTGTGCCACTAAATGCCACAAACTCGTTCTTTCGCTTTTGGCCACAACACGCAAATTGCTGTGCTGTATTTTGGCTAGGCAAAATGCTTGTAAACTCATCATCTTCTGTACTATTATATTCAGAAGATGAGCTACTTTGTCTATTTTGAAGGCTGGGTTGTGAAATAGAACCTGAAGGGGGTGAGGAGGCGGGCGGTTCGCGTGATTCTATCTCCAAATTCACTTCGCCGCGCAGCAATACAAGAGGTTCAGGTTCTACATCTACAACAAATACATCAACAGGAAAACCCCCCAACTCAGGACATGGAATACTCAAAATTGCTCCTTTACTTAGAATATTCCAATGACTTAGATATTCACTTGCTGCCGCGGCCAAATCAAACCCTTCAAATTCATCCTCCAAAATACTTAACTTAATCTTGGTTGCGATCGGTGGAATTCTAGAGCGAACATTTACCTCAACTAGCTCTTCAAGATTAAAATCATTTGCGTATCTAGGTGGAACATAAATAGTTCCCCTTGAAAAGTCATGATGCGTCTCTACAACAAGTGTATGTTTTACCGTATTTTGTGTAATTTCAATAAGAAGAAGCTCTTGTTCCTGATTATCAATCCATGAGAGCCACAAATTTCGCGGAACAATACAGCTGTCGCGCTCCGCAATACAATGCGCCTCATCTGGAAAATGCTCAAAAGAAGCTATGCTTAGAAATAGAGGGTACATTGCCATGGCTGAAAATCAAACCCAGCTTGCCAAACAAACCCCATCAACAGCGATTCAATTTTTTCAACCGAATACAGTCCTTTGGTGCTGTGAAAAATATCCAATGGGCATATCCAATAGTTCGCATCAAATTATCCATCTCTTTGAAAATTTAAATGATTTGACACCCCTACAGAAAAATACCCTCATCGCCCGCTACGTAAGTATAGTTGAAAATCTTAGATTTCGCGCTAGACTTTATACAATTATGTTCCATATAGGTCGTTCTGTTGTCACAATAGGCAGCCTAATCGTCCCCGCTCTACTTTCAATTCAACATACGGGGTCAAATGCCGATCACATCAATCTTATTATTTTTTGGATTACATGGGCAACAAGCCTTTTTGTAACTACAAGTAACGGCATTATGACCCTTTTTAAAGTTGATAAGAAGTATTTTTTTCTTCATACAAGTTTAGAACAATTAAAATCCGAGGCATATCAGTTCATAAATCTTTCAGGAAAATATGGGGGCTTTTATACAAAAGGAAAAATTCTACCAGATCATTCAAATCAATACATTTTTTTTACAAATAATCTTGAACGAATAAAACTAAAACAAGTCGAGGAAGAATATTACAAACTTATTGATAATTATTCTGGCCATACAACGGATCACGCTACGATTACCGACCTATCAGGAAATAAACAGCATTTAGATAAAATTACTGCGCCTTTTTATCAACCGACACCAGACCTTGAAAAATTTATTTTAGAAAATCCAGAAAAAGCATCACAGATTCGCGGCCCCCCAAAAAACGTCATCATAGTAGATGGGCCACAAGAGCCTTCGTCGCAGAAAAAGAAAATTAACACTGAAAGGCGGCAGTGAACGCAAGCCATTGCCACTTTACTGTCAATGTGGTAATTGCCCAAATCCCGTTCAAAGCGGTGACATGTTTTGCCAGTTCCACAAAACGAATAAATGCCCAATAGCAAGTCCTCTAACAGGTTTTGAGCCAAATTTTGCGCCAGATGAATACAATACTGACAAGGCAATCCAACATAGTCATAATTGTTTTGCATACGCAATGAACGTAAAGGATATGGAAAAAATAAAAAGCTGTCAAGAAAAACAAAATTGTCATTTTCATGTTCCTGGGAAAACAAAAGGCCACCCCGATTTTCGCGGTCAAATGGGTAAAACCTGTGGTGATGTCGTAGCAAGAACTATGGCTGATGTCCCAAGGGGGTATTTAATTGATTTTCCAACAAAATGTAAAAGTGGTTTTAGTAAAATCGGTATTGTTGTAGATGAAGAAAATGATTTACATTATTATCGCCAAGATAAAAATGGTCTATGGTCCCATAAACCTGGCGGCAGAAAAGTGACCAATAAAGACGCGGCTGGATCTCTTATTTATGCGCCCCACAGAGCTTCAAGATATTATCCAAAAGAATTTGAACAGGACAATACACTCAATTATGACAGCTTTTGCTCGTATATGTGTGTGCCCCGCGATAATTCTATAAAAATAGGTGGTCGCAGAAAAACTAGAAAAAATAGAAAATAAACTATAATAATAAATTCTAAAAATATTTTATTTTTATAAATATTTTTAGTTTTTATAGTATTGCCGAAGTTATAAAGCAATTAGTCCTCTACGAATCTTTTCTTTTTCTATTAAATGATTTTTTACATCCTTATCACGTAGTGTTTCTGAATCTGGAGCATAGAGGGCAAGAGCTTCCGCACAGTCCAAACGTTTTCCTGGATCACATCTACACATTCCTAAAAGTGTTTGTAAAGCAAGATCCGCCTTATCCTGGTAAGCATTTGAAGTTTCAAATGATGCGTCCATTGTCAAATCTACAAATGTTGTCAACATGCTTACACCCAACCCCCAAGCATCAATTGATGCCCAATATAACTTAAAAAATGAATACCAGTTCTCTTGCTCCATAGACCAGCTTATTCTCACAAATCTCTTAAGTTCTTCTATTTGACTTTCTATAGATATGCCATATACTGCTTTGACTAAATGTAAAGGAAGTTTTTGATCATAGATATTCGCAAAAATAAGCTGAGGATCTACATTATCCAGAATACCATTTAAATAGGAAATCTCTGGTGGTTCCACCGCTATTCTTGGATTATATACACGATACAAGCCTTGTAAATTTGCCAATGTAAGCCCTTCAGGCATCCATGACATTCCAAAATCAATAATATGTCCCACAGATGGCTTCTCAAGCAGAATATTCATAACATGAAGATCATTATGGACAACCTTTTGCTTAATCAATAATGCTCCAGCTTCAAGCATATGCTGAAAAAGGTCAAAAAAATGAATATTTCTTATATTCTTCGGAACTGTAAAAAGTGGTTTGCCCCCATAAGGCATGATCAATTGAACAGTGTCTTTGAAATCAATTTCTTGTGTAATTTTACAGGCTTCAATATCCTTTTCTGTTTGTTTGTTTTTTGTCTCGGGAATACAAGAATTTTCTATTAAAATAAAGTATTTTCTATAATTTTTTAAGTTTTTTAATACCTCGGATATGAAAACTTCATTTTCAGAATACATGGGCCATGTAAGTTTCCCAACCTTTCTTTTACTGGATTCTATCTTTGAACCCTTCTTTTGAATAACACAATGTAATGGTGGATTAAAAGCACAACCATACACACCCTGCCCCAATAATTTTCCACCTTCTTGTGCCTTCATGCTCTCTGTAATTTTAGTAGGATTTCTTTAACATGCCCTGTCTGCGCAAATTAATACCTACGAACAACTTATACATACCCAAATAGGAATGGACCACTGGGTTCAAATACTATTCTGGTTCGCATTTATAAGTGTTATAATAGTTGTTATTTATGAAGTTTTTTTACCAAAGTTTACCGAAGGATTTAGCGGGCTTGTGCCAGTAGGTGATAGTAAATTCTGGGCGAAACTCGTTCCTCGTAGGGGCGACGTGGGCCCGGAACAAGAAGAAAATGGCTTGTTCCGCGATGATAGATATTTTGCCGACTACGCCGATGTCCAGCGACTCGGTGTAAAAACTGATTTCTGTCGTATGGTCCAAAGAGGAAGCGATGAAAAAGACAAATTTATAGCATGTGCTCTTGGCGGAACAGATCTTCTATCTAGTGTAAGCTTTAAGTCTATATCAGTTCGTGAAGGGTTGGTTCTAGGCCGTGATGATTATATGCGCGATGTTGATGGTGATGGGCGCGATGATTACTGTCGTATTATCAAAACGCCTTCTGGAGATTTTAGATCAGAATGTAATATGGCAACAGACACTGGATTTGATACAAAAATGCAACCAGATAATAACCCACCACCAGATATAGTAAAACTCTTACAATTTTATCAGGGATGTGTGTTCTGGCTACGATTCCGCGATGATATGGTAGATTATGCTCAGAACTTATATATAAACTCTGCGGGTGGGGCCAAAGTAGAGGAAGTTCCTCCAAAACCTGACGTGACAAAAGGTCTTCTACTAAACGGAGAAACACAGTTCATAAGATTTGGCGATGATCCCTATCTAAATTTGGGCTCTGTCATACAACTACGATCACTACGTGCTATACATTTCTGGGTTCGCTTTGACGAATTTACAAATAATGCGCACATTTTTGACTTTGGTAATGGTCCTGGAATCGATAATGTTTGGGCTGGAATTCTAAACAGAGGAAACCAGGGATTGGATGCCGATAAAGCAACGAAAGTATTACTTTGCGGTGATCCTATCAAAGATGTATTGCCAGATAAACCAAGTGGACCACAACCAGAAGAAATTACAACTCCGCAAGATCTTATGCTCACAACAGACGCAAATGTAGAAGAATACACATGTGATGGATTTGCCGTTGTCCCTCGCAAAATGCCAAGAACAATTCCAAAAGCTGTCAAGAAAGATGGATTGGCAAAGACTGCTGATATGTGCTACGAAATTTGGGATAAAGATCAAAGAAAAATGCGCATAACAGTCCCCAATATGTTTCGCGAAGGACAGTGGACACATGTTGTCATTACAGCAGAAGGAACTGATTCATTCCGTCCTGATATTGCTGTATACAAAAATGGAGTAAAAGTATTTCTTCAACCTAGTGGCTGGCTCCCCCAAAATAGTCTTACAGAGAAAAACTACATTGGAAAATCAAATTGGGCCGATGTCACTAGTCAATACGCAAATAAAGATGAACTCCTTAAAGGCGCAATATTTGATTTCAGAGGTTATGTAGAGCAATTAAATTCAAATGTCATAAAGGATTCCTATGAGTGGGGCAAATCTTTATTAGGTCTTGAGTAACTATAACTTCTCCACGATTTCTTTTGTCAACTTAAAAAGTCCATCTACAGAACAATTCTCCTTCCACCATGTGTGGGCGGCATTTGACATATCCCTCCAAGTTGCTTCTGATATTTCTTGAATTGCTTCTTTGGCATCATCAGGATTAAATGACTGAAGGCGAATATAATGTATGCCCTCCTTGGGCGGATTATAATAGTGTTCCATATCAACATCTGGTGCTACTACTGGCACAGTTCCCAAAGCCATACATTCAATCTCTCGGTTACACTTTGGTCCAAATCCTGCCAAACATAATCCAAATTTAGCAGATCCCAAACGTTCTAAATATTCCTTTTGAGTATACTTATAGGGTTGATTTGCGCCAATTGGCATATCAAACTCGTCGCATGCCTTTGAAAGTTCATTTGAACGATGCTGTTGTTGAACTGAATTTTCTACACGACCATAAAATACTAGATTTCTTTCTCTATCGGCCCATGGCTTCAATCCCTTTGAAACTTCCATCTCGACTAGCCGCGGCCTTCTTGGCCAGAAACTCCATTGTAATCCATCTTTGATTTGAGAAGCATCAGGATTTCCACATAAAATCTTCTTATATTGGGCGGGCGTTTTATTTAACCAATCAAAATTGGCGCGATCATACATCAAAATATCTCCTGGCTTTCCCCACCATACATACGGCGTTCCATTTGTTTCCTGTATTTCAATATACCCCCTTTCAGCCCAAATACCAAGCATTTCACGAAAACTATCTCCTGAATGCGCATGAAATCCTACTTGGCCAATAGGGAGTGTAATCGGTTGCTTTACTAACTTCTCAGGTTCTTCCTGAGAATTTAACTCAATTTGTTTAATTGTAAGAACTATTTTTTCAATTAATAATTTGCGGCGCACATCTGTCTTGAGTTTTGGTATTAGATTCACCCAATACTCTAGCGAACATGCGCCCGCATAATGTGCCCCATCTCCTGATATATTTAATTCAGGCATCATATCAATTACTTTACAGCCCCTTGGCAATAACCAAAATAGCGATTCCTGTTTGGGTGCTGAAATACAGAAATTTACGCCAGAAACTCTTTGAAGAATAAAAGATGGACTGCTACGCGAAGGATAAACAACATTCACCTCATATCCAAGTTGTTCTAATATATCCTCTATTGCCAAAACATCTTCTGCGCCCAAAATATCATCATCTTGTAAAATTACAATTCTCTTAGTATTTTTTATAGATCCCTCATATTGTTTTAACCGCGAGCGCAGAACCTCAATATCCTCTTGTAAAATTAACGGGGAAGTAGATTCTAAATATGTTACAGATTTACCAAAACCCACGATTTCTTTATCACGAGGGAGAACTGGCATAACTTCTGTGTCCCATTTAAACATTTGTAAAAAATCCTGTAACTTTTTATTATCTTTTGAAAGCCACATATCTCCCTTGTATCCAAGCTCATTCATACGAAAAATTTTAGGAAGAAATCTAGTAATATAAGACCAGGTAGTATCCGCAATATCATCCTGAATAGGCGTTGTAAGTATACTTTCTACACCTATACTTGCCGTCATATTACTAATCAACGTCTTAGACCAAAACTCCTTAATAGTATTATTTGATCCCACCAAAAGTTTATCATAATCGTATACAAGACCGTTTGTTGTTACAAATGTATTTTTATAGGTGTAAAGTTTTTCTTGCTGATCAGTAATAAACAAATTATCAGTATTTGGAGCAAATAGATATTTCTCATCTCTTGCCACCATTTTACAATATGTAGTAAGTGCTTTTTCATCTGCTGCCCGTATTCTTCTTGAAAACTGTTTTGAAGTTGCCCATGGCTTCTCATACTGTTTTAAATTTGATACAACTTGTAAATCATGAAGACCAGTTGGATCTAAATACATAAAAATAGGTTTGTCTACAACATCTTCATTATTGTATGTGCGTATCTGTGAAGCATGACAGTGATACGTTTTTAAACTTAGAGCAGGATTGGCAACAATAAATTTCTTTTTTAGCATTTCAACATTTATCGCATTATCACAACCAGATCGCCCAAACTCAAAATTCAGAGTCTCATAATCCCACTCTCTTTTTTTTACACTTGTTGAACTAATCACCCATGTATCCTGTGAGTCCGGTCTGGGTCCAAATAATTGCGCCTCCTCATCTCCACTTGCTTCCTCATATCTCAAGATAGATAAAAATACATTTTCCATATCTATAGACCAAATATCTTTCCAAGATATATCAAGATAAATATCTAAATTACTAAACGCGACAATAACATTCTCAGGAACTTTTTCCTTAATATACTGTATTACATCTGAATATTTCAAACGTCTACCAAGAATCTCCTGTTCAATTTTAGAATTTTTAGGAAGTTTTTGAGAAAAATCCTCTTCATTTAAAAGAATTATTTTATCCACAAACGGACACGCAAGATTTTTTTCAAGACATTTTTTATATTCGCGGCCACGCTTTGCCTTTTCTGGTTCATAATATTGTTGAATTAACCAAAGGGGGGCGGGCTCTTGAGTAGATTGTATATCAAATGTTATAGACTGCTTAACTTCATAGAGCGTAGTTTTAATATCAAGACTATCTTGTTCTTGTTGCGTAAATCCTAATAATCTTCTAACGCGTATTACTAGGGAAACTAAGAATACCGCCATGGCATCTGTCATGGTGGCATCATATGATTTTGGTAAATGAGGATATAGTTGGCTCATTTCTTCAAGACAAATAATATTAATAAATTTTTGTTCAGCAAACCATTTTAGATCATAAAGATTCATTACTGCGCGACTTAGAAAAAGTAATTGATTTGATCTAGGAGCTTTATCTGCGAGCCAGGATTTTATTTGATTTGATGGCTGTGTTAAAGTTATAACAGATGGAAAGGATCCAAAGCATTCCTTCCATGAAATAGCATCTTCAATTGTATTTACAATTGTAGACCACCGTTGAAATCTTTTTGGTTCTAATGTATGCTCTGGTGGGCCACGCAACCAAATCATCGTTTTATTATTCTTATGAAGATGTGTCTCAGTTTTCAAAATACGAATAGGTTTTCCTGAAATTGGATGATATGCCAACATGCTATCTTGTAATTCTCTGACATTTTGCTTTAAGACCAATTTAGCACTTTGGAGGATTTAAATAAAAACCTATATTATACAAAGAGAGATATATTTACATGAATAGAAAAGATTGTGCGATCCTTATTAACACCTGTCCCAAGTTTTTTTACTTACTTGAAGGTTATTTTGGTGTTCTACGAAGATACGCAAAAGATTTGGAATGGCCTGTATTTTTGGCCACTGAAAAGCCAAATGACTATACTATAGAACTCGTATCTAGAAAATATAAAATTAATATTATTGAACTTGAGCAACATGAGGCTGATTTTTTTGAGAGTCGTGTGGCCGCCATTAAAAAGCTTCCAAAAGAAATACGATATATTTTACCACTACAAGATGATTTTCTACTTGAAAGGCCAGGGCCAGATTATAAGGCGTTAGAGAATGCGCTTGAGATTCTAGATACAGATAGGAATGTTTTAAGTTTACGTTTAATGCCCTGCCCAGGTTCATCTGCGCGCGAGGGCTATTGGGGTGTATGGAAAAAGCTTCTTCCAGAAGATTTACAATTCTCATATCAAGCAACAATTTGGAGACGCGATGTATATTATGGCTATTTTAATGCTTTGATTTATCAAGGTAAAAACATGTATCCTGATTTATCTGGGGCTGACTGGAATCGTTACTGTATTCGAGTAAATCCAGCAGAAACACACCCTGGATTATATTTACTGAAAAGTATGTTTCCAACTGGAATTCATTTATGTTGGCCTCGCAAGGGAACATTTGCTAATGCTGTATATTTATGTCCGTGGCCTTATAGACCCACGGCAGTTGTAAAAGGGCAACTGGAAAGTTGGGCCGAAGAATTTATTCGCAGAGAGGGATTTCGTTTGAATATTCCTCAAAAAACATCCTAAGGACTGAAAAGCCTATACTATAGAATGGAAACTGAATTATTTCCAGGTATGGTTAGACGTGCCCCTGGGCCAGCAGATAATCATACAGTTCCTGGACACTTGACAAAAATAATTCCCCTCTATAACAGACCATTAATTGTCATTGCCACAGCCAGTATATCTGACACTAATATTTTTAATAATGGACTATATCAAAATTGTTTTATTGTATATCGCCTTTTAGAAGCTATGGGGTATATACCTATATTTTGTGTAAATGAAAAACCAAAGCAGCTAGAGGGTATTCCAGAATTTCTAAGATCGTGCCGTTTTGCGCAGCTAGAAGATATTCTAAAATCTCCTATTCCAATCAAAGTATATATTGAAATTGGAATGAGCATCGCAAGTAATCTAAGAAAATTTATGAAAATTATGGGCGCGAAAGTTGTAAAACTATATTTAGGAAATATCTTAAATATTGATATTGAAACTTCAATGTTTCTCCCTACTGTTAATTTTAGCCATCACGTCATAGGAGAACAAGATGAAATTTGGACAAGCCCTCATTATTTAATGAATCTTGAATATGCCGCATGCCTAAATAAAGTAGATCCTGGCCCTGATACGGCCAAAATCGCCCCATATGTATGGGATCCTGTTATCTTGACAAATGATGGAAAACGCCACCCTGTATGGAATATGAGACCACCTCAGAAAAAACCAACGTTTTTAATTATGGAACCAAATATTAGTTTTCAAAAAAGTTCCTTAATTCCAATTTTAATTGCTGAAGAATTTGCCAGACAATACCCATATATTGATTTTGATTTAGTTATATTAAACAGTGAACGATTTTTAGCAACAGGGTTTTTTGCCGCAAATATAGAACCATCTCTTCGTGGATTAAAGGGTAAAATAAAATACGCGGGAAGACATGATATGATTACTGTAATGGCAAACTATCCAGATTGTATTGCTTTGTGCCATCATATTAACAATGAATTTAACTATATGGTTCTAGAATTCATGCATTCCTGCTTTCCAGTTCTACATAATTGTGGTGCCTGGAAAGATTTTGGATACTACTATCCTGAAAATGATATTGTAAAAGGTGCTACGCAGCTTTATGAAGCTTTAACCTATCATCATGAGCGGATTGAAGCATATAAGAGTCACACAAAATGTTTACAGTGGAGGCACAGTATCTATAATCCAGAGATACAATCCGCATGGAAAAAATTGCTTGATTGAAAAATGAATAAAATAAAATTCTATAAATATACTATAAATATATTATAAATTTAGTATATTTATAGCAACTGGAATTTCGGTAATTTATTTAGACCAGCGTGTATTTATACTACACACTTGCCACTGACCACAGCGGCTTAAAAATACAGTTTAGCGAATTTTCTTGTAAATAATTCTATCTTTTTCAGTAAATTTATTTGGGTGCCAATAAGGATTATTGACGCCGCCATTTCTCCTTTGTATTCTGGAATTCCATACGGTTTCCAGCCTTTACTTTTCAGCTCTTCTGGATTGAAGAACTGTGGGAAAAATGATGCCCAGCCAGGAATAGCTTCAACAAACTTTTGTGTATAAAATGAAAATATTATAATAACTATAGATTGAAATATAATCCACAAAAATAAAGATCCCAAGCTGATTTTAGATGTATAGGCTGGAAAAATAGCGTTTATAAATATACCGAAAAACAAATATAGTATACCATATAATAATCCATATTGAATCGAGCCATTAATATTTAAAAATCTAACTTTATCGACACGCAAAAAATCATTCATACCTGATTTAAAATGTGTCTTTGGATCTAGCGCGCGTTCACCGGGCACATAAGACATCCTACATAGAAGAGAAAACTTTATTTGAATATACATAAAATAAAAATTAAAACGAGAACACGCAAAGGTCTAAACCGCTGGTATAAATAATTTGTAATAGAGTGCCATGTCAAATCAATCCCCCCAACTAAAAGTTGGGATTTCCTGTTTTTTTCAGTATTCCTTTTTCAGTAATGGAAACGCAACATTATCTTTTTCAATCGCAGAAATACTCGCTAAATTAGGTCACCAACCTATACTAATCAATCTTAATAATACAGAAGAATGGTATGAAGATTGTTTAGATCTTAAAACAAAATACGAAAAACGAAATCTATCACAGTGGGATGAAAAGAAATATGAAACTTTGGATGTTTTTATTGATATTGACGGATTTTTAGTTCCAAAATTCAGGAGACAAATTGGCAAGCGCGTTCTAGTTTTTTTGAAAAAACCTTTTGTAATTAGTGAAAGTGAAAGTCTCGTCTATCCTGTTATAGGCCCTGTGCGCAATTTTAAGGACTGTGAGGGTATTCTAACATGGGACTATTTTGGTGATCAAGATATTCGTATTATAGAACTTCTAAGTGAGCGACCTGTATATCGTATTCCATTTTTCTGGTCAGCTGATGCGGTAAACTGTCACATTAAAAATCTGCCAACCTGGCTAGAAAGAAGTCAAGAAAAAAAAGATTGGACACTTCATAGTGTTGAGACAAATCGGTCTATTACAAGCGCATGTATTATTCCCATAGTAACAGCGTCTTATCTCAAAAGAAACTCCCCTGAACTCATGATTAATAAATGTATGGTTCATAATTGTGCTGAAATGAGTAAACATGATTTTTTTGATCAAAATATTTATAATAATAGCAAAGAAGATAATCTAGAATTTCAGTTTATAGGCAGACAACGCATATCTGAATTTCGTATATCCCCCAAATCTTTTATCATGTTTCATACTCGATTTAATCTAATTAAGCCTCGGATTTTGGATGCTCTATGGGCAGGAGTTCCATTTATTCACAATAGTCCCTGGCTAAAAAACTTTGGCCATAGTCTTGAACGTTATTACTATGCCGATAATTCTATGACAGAAGCAAAGACAGCAATAAAAAATCTTTTTAGTGACTATGAAAATGTAAGTGGAATATTTAAGCCAGGTGCGCTGGAAACTATTCGTAGTGCGCTTATGGAGTTTATGAATCCACAAAAGAATAGTGATATATGGCTAAAAGCCCTGGCACAACCAACACCTCAAATAACACATACTTCTACAGAAGATCATAAAGAAATACCCTCTATCAAAAAAACAGAACTCTTTATAGGAATTTCAGATTTTCATGACTCATTTAATTACACATATAATTTTTGGACACTTTTCCTTCAGGATGCTTGTAGTAAACTATCATCGCCAATGACCGTTAAAACAATAGAAATTACAAGTAAAAATGTAAATGAAAATATTGATCTTCTAATTTTCGGACCATTTGGAAATACATGGAAATCAGTTCCTCAGACTGTGCCAAAAGTCTTTACAACTGGTGAGAATCGCCCCAGCATTACTGATGAGAGTGTATTCTTAAATTTAGGGTTTGAACCTACAGACGAATCAAAGCGCAGTATACGATTTCCTTTATGGCTCATGTATATTGACTGGTTTGGAGCAGATCAGACACGTCTTGTAAATCCTAAGACTATGCCAATTGATGCGTTTACAAATATTTCAAAAGATATGATCAAAAAGAAATCCAAGTTTTGTTCTTTTATTGTAACAAATCCCCATAATCAAATACGAAATGATGCCTTTCATTGGTTAAGTGATTATAAACAAGTTGACAGTGCAGGACGCCTTTTTAATAACGTTGGGGATAAGATATTTACACAAATTGCTGGCGGTGGGGGTGGGGAGCTCATAAAGATGGAATTTCTAAAAGATTATAAATTTTCTATTACTTATGAAAACTCTAGGGCAGATGGATATATCACAGAGAAACTCTTGGCGGCTAAAGCAGCAGGATGTGTGCCTATTTATTGGGGCGCCCCAAATCCATATGAAGATTTTGCCGAAGGATCATTTATTAATGCGAATGATTTTACTTCTAAAGAGCAACTTATTAAAGCAGTAAAAGAAATAGATGAAGATCCTGATAAATGGTTTGCCATGGCATCAAAGCCCGCAATAAATATAGAAAAAGAAAGAAAGCGTTTAGCAGATGTAGCGAAAGTTATACTCAAAAAGCTTTTAGGAGATGCTGCTGTAGAACAACTTCCCGCGAGACTTGGCGCATCTTCATGCTCAGAGGCAAATATTCTGGCAATAAAACGAGATGGTCAGCTTAGACTGCCCAAACCCCTTTCACAGAGCAACTGGAATGGTAAAACTCTTTTAGTAACATTTGCTACACATAAATTCATACAGAGCCTATCCTACTGGCTAGGCGCATGTGAAGTTCGCGCAAAGCATGATCCAAGTATATCAATTCGTGTATATCTCGGTGATGATATTGATGATCAAGTGCTAAACACTATTCATTCGCAGCATCCTAATATTGATATACGTAGATTACCAAGTAAAACATATCAAGTTCAACTATTTCCAGACCTCTGGGATCCTCAACATTTTGCTTGGAAATTATGGATCTATCAAGAACTTGTTCAGGAGCAAGCTCTGGCAAATACACTCATTTGGTATTCAGATGCTGGATCAATACTTGTTCGTTGGCCAGAAGAATGGTTTGAAGAAACTAAAAAACATGGAATTTGTATGCTTGAAGATAAAAATCAGAAGAATGATCAATGGTGCCACCAACACTTTTGTGCGCGTTTGGCCGTAAAGCCTGAAGAGGCCTCGGCACAGCAAATTGTTGGAGGAATTATGTCATTTCTTGGAGGCTCTAAACTAGCCTGGAAAGTATTTAGCGAGGCTTGGGTCTATGGACAGAATAGAGCTATTATTGTGGGCCCTAAATGGTCTGGTGTGCTCCCTGATGGCCGACCATTTGGACATCGCCACGACCAAAGCATTCTAAGTATTTTGCGGCTACGTCATAAAATTCCAGTTTACCCTCTAGAAAAAATATATTGTGATGAATCACTGCGTAGAACATTCAAATCTGGTTGTTCTCTTTATGTTCATCGAGGTATCATAAAAGAGCATGAAAACTTTGCTCAGCATATAGGGGAAGTTCACCTTATTAATTTGAAGCGTCGCCAGGATCGTATTAAAAAATTTAAAGAAAATCATGAAGAATGGACAAAACAAGTATGTCTTCGCCCAGCATTTGATGGTAAAAATATTCAACTCACTGCCGAACTAGCCGCCCTATTTGCTCCAAATGATTTCGGATGGAAAAAACCAGTGATGGGTTGCGCACTAAGTCATCTATCCCTATGGTTTGAACTAGCAAATGAGCCTCCTTCTTGCGAAAACTATTTAATCTTGGAAGACGATGTAAAATTTAAAAAGGGTTGGTTGTCTATTTGGAATGAAGCTTCTAAACATATACCATCGGACTATGATGTGCTTTATCTAGGGGGTGTGCTGCCGCCAAATAAAGAAACATTTTCTAAAGTCCAGGAACCCATAAATGAATACTGGAATAGAATACTACCAAACCAAATATTTGGCCAAACAACCCCAACTCGCTATTTCCATTTTTGTAATTATGCCTATATACTCAGTAGAAGTGGCGCCCAAAAAATTCTAGAAGAAATGCAGAAACGCGGGGGGTTCTATACAAGCGCAGATCATATGATTTGTAATCGTGTAGATGATATGAAACATTATATTCTTAATCCACAAGTTGCGGGCTGCTATCAAGATGATGATCCTAAATATGTAAGCTCAGAATTTAATAATTTTAATCGTGTAGATAATTTTGATAGTGATTTATGGAATAATAATGATAGATTTTCTGAAGAAGAAATCAATAAAATAGTCAAAACTATACCAAAAGATTTTAAAATATCACTGGGTCAGCTTGTTGCCAACAATTTATACGCAACAAGTATTGATAGTAAAGTATTAGAAGTATCAACAATTACAGAGAATACAGAAATTCCTTTAAAATTAAATACAGACGCAAGATTATATACAATTGGTGAACATAAATTAGTAAAAGGTTCTTTACTTGAATATGAGTGGCTAGAAAATATTTTTGGCGAAGAATTTAAAAATATAGATACTATACCCTTTCATCATGAACCTCTTAATAATACACCAGTATTTTTCTGTATGAAACCACACTTAGATGACTATATTGATGTATTTAATAGGTATGAAAAAGAACAAAAGGATTTTATTGTAGTTCATTTATCTGATGAAAAAACAGACGATTTGGATTTTTATAAATTAAATTATTGTAAGAAAATTATTCGGTTTTATCCCAGAGCAGACACCCCCTGTCCTGAGAAAGTATATGTGATTCCATTGGGACCAAATAGACAAAATTTGCTTGAAAGTGATACTTATACAAATCGTAAAATAATTTGGTCTTTTTTTGGAACAAACTGGTATGATAGACAAACTAAACTAGGACCATGGTTAAAACTTATCCCCAATAAACATGAATTCTACGATTCGTGGATGGCCAAAGAACAACTTACAGCAACCGAATATAGTGAAATATGTAGACAAACTATATTTATTCCTTGTCCAGCTGGACAAAATGTAGAAACATTTCGTTTCTGGGAAGCTCTTGAACATGGTGCCATGCCAATCTACGTAAGACAGCCAAATGATGACCCATACTTTAACTTTATATCTTCTAAACTGCCAATTATATCTCTCAATAATTGGGATATTGCGCTATCATTTATACAAAGTCTCTTGGATAATCCGCCAACACTGATTAATTATCGTAAAACTATGCTGAGTAAATGGGCCAGCTGGAAGGAAGAAATTTTTCAAACTTGTCGTGAAATTTGTAAAACAAAATAAAATTTAAGTATTTTAATTTATTTTTAATTGTATTTTAGACCAGTGCGCATTAGAGATGCGCACTTGCAGCACCTTACCCAGGTAAAAACCCGCCGCGGTCTAAAAGCATGAAAAATATCTATTTAGTTGTTTCCAAATTGATATTTTTTTCTTCTTGAATTTTGTATTCCACTCGTCAAATGTATACGTATTTCCCATACTTTGGTTACATCGTGAACAAAGTGGGCGTAAATTATCAATTGTTGTTGCTCCACCCTTTGATTCAGGAATATTGTGCCCTGACTGAAAATCAAAAACTGTAATTATATTCGCGCACCAAAGCGTAGAACATTTTCCCTTAAATACTTCTCCCATATATTTTAACCAAACCTGTTCTCGTAAGGCAATAGGAATTTTTTCTTTTTTCTTTATAGATTTTTTTTGATGTTTTTTTGGCATACTATCTAGTATACTAAACTAAAATAAGGTTAAAGCCTTTTTAACTATGTATTTAGAAAGATTATGAATAGTCTGCCATCTTATCTACAGAGTCTAGAAAGTGTGCTTTCTAAGTCAACCCCTGAGCTGCCCACACCTTCTCAACAGCCTTTAACTCAATCTGCTGTTACTCTAAATAGCTCTAGTCCTCCTATTACAGCACCGCAACTTCCTACATTTCTTACAGCTCCTCAACTTGCCGCGAGTTTAACAACAAGCAATAATGGCAGCACCGATGGTAAACTAAAATTCCTTCTTGTTGGAACACACGCGCATCAATTTACTGGATATAGTAAAGTTACATATGGTATTATTCGCATTCTCTCAAAACAACCAAATATTACTGTAACTCACTTTGGATTTCAGAAAAATCCCCAAGCACAAGCTGGTTATCGCCCGTATCCACCAAATATTCGTGTTCTAGATGCGGCTGATATGGAAAAGCGCGCTCTTCCACCTGGTTCTCCACCTCAACAGGGTTTTGGATTTAATGTTCTCCCTGACGTCATTCGCCATGAACAACCAAATGTTGTTATGATTTATAATGATATGGCAGTAGTAACGCGATTCCTTGAAGAAATTCGTCGCTCAGGTATTCCTCGTAACTTTAAGATCTGGATCTATGTTGATCAAGTTTATAATTGCCAGCTCCAAGGATTTCTTGATATTCTAAATCGCGATGCAGATCGCATCTTCACATTTACAAACTACTGGAAAAAGTGTCTCAAAGATCAGGGTGTTACGAGGCCGATTGACATTCTACCTCATGGATTTGAACATGATATTTTTACCACCCAATCACGAAGCGAAATTCGTAAAAAAGTCAACTTGCCTCTAGACGCCTTTATTGTTACATGTCTAAACAGAAATCAACCCCGCAAGCGCTACGATCTACTTATTATTGCGTTTGTTGAACTTATTGTAAAATATCCTACAAAACCTATTTTCCTAATGTGTATCTGTGACAAGGGCGAAAAGGGTGGGTGGTGGCTATTTGAAATCTTTACTCGTGAACTTAAACTGCGAAACGCGCCAATAGAAAGATTTGGGAATCGTCTACTTCTAAGTAATAATGATATGGTATATCGCGATGAAGATATTAATCTATTTTATAATCTTGCGGATATTGGAATCAGTGCCGCCGACGGCGAGGGATGGGGTCTGTGTAACTTTGAACAAATGGGTGTAGGTGTTCCGCAAGTGGTTCCTGATATTGGAGGTTTCAAAGAATTCTGTAATAAAGATAACTCAGTTATTGTAAAACCTAAACACCGTTTCTATCATCCTGGTGCTCATAGCCCTGTAGGGGGTGAAGCTGAAGCGTGTGATCCTCATGATCTTTGTATTGGAATTGAAGAATATCTACTTGATACTGAGAAACGTATAAAACATGGGGAGGCCGCGAAAAAAACTGTGCTTCAATATACATGGCAAAAGGTTACAGAAACATTTATTAGAAGACTAAATCAAGAATTTGAAGATATGGAGGAGGAAAGAAAGAGTAATTTTAAATCTTAGGTGTTGACCCTGTAAATTGAAATGCGATCTCCTTCATTCCATACTGTTTATCACGAAGTAGAATATGCGTTGGGCTTACAGAAATATATAACTCTGGCTCTTCAATACATGGATATTTTACACAGACCTCCTTTGGTGTCAACCAAATATATTCAAGCTGTGCTTTGCGCGTTCTGATATAGTCAATTGGCCGCCGCAGTCGTTCTCCAAATAGGATAATCATATCATCTGAAATGTTACTAAGCCAACTACCCAAATAGCTCGTAATCGCATTTTCAAGATCATCTTGAAGCCTAAAACGGTCAATTTGGTTCAAATCCGTCCGCGTCTCATACTCTGTAGCCAAACTTAGAATATATTCCATATTATTTGTATATAGTAAATACTGTCCAAAATAATCAATTTTATACTTATATATTATATATTTATAAAATTATAGATAAATCTATGAAGTGTTAAAAAAAACGAAGAATGATTAAAAATAGTGCAGCAATTCCTATCGCTATATGAATGTTACGCACAAATCTCTTGGGAAATATCATAACAACCGCGTCGGTCTTATTTAATCCAAAAAGCCCCCAATTTAATGCGCCAACTAATACCAAAAGCTGAGCTATATGTGTAAGAAAGATAATCACTGAGCGGAATAAGCCCATTTCCTACTTTATCCAACTATATTTTTTACATGTCTTGTTCCACCATTTTCTCGCCTTTAATGATTTCTTTTTGGCTTTACGCACTAAATCCGAATCTGTCGTGTGATGTGTTTTTCCACAAAGCAAAAAGCTCGATGCTCTCGCATATCCCCATTGCTGTTCTGTTGCTCCTGGTCTATGCCCTGTCCTCCACGCCGCCATTCCACGGTTAAAACTTTCTTTGATTTCCTGTAATGGAACGCCCGTAGCTTTGGAACGCTCTTCTAAACTCTTGGCATCCGGAAATAACTTGTTCCAGGTTTGTGTATAACTAGATGGTTTTGATACAACACCCACATTTGTCTTAAATCCAACATACGCCGATGGATCCTTCCATCCTTTCTTTCCATATTTCTCTATTTCTTTTTTCCTATCTATTTTCTGTTTATGTGTTAAACCCCTATAATACTTAGGAGGCCAAAATGGTCTCTCCTTTTTTAATTTACGGGTCTTTCCCATCTCTACTAGAACTTTTGTTTTCTAAAATATGTGATATATGTAAATACACCTAACATATATAAAACTGTATCTGTAAATGTATCTACTTTCCCACGTAAAGTTCCAATCTTTGTATTTTCACCAAAAATCTGCCAGGCTTCCCAAATACAATGTAGTAAAAATGACATAATGTAAATCTCAGAACTTTTGTAATTTCGTAAAAGATAAGCAAAAAGTATTCCAGTCAAATAATGGATAATCGACCAATTTGTTATGTAAAAAACAGTTTTGTCATTGCCTATATAGTAATACTCTAAAACGCGGCGCACGCCTTTTGGTAAAAATAAATCGCCGCTTCTAAATAAAACATCTTGATAACTGACCATTCCTATTTTAGCTTATCAAATTAGAATGGTTTGTCCTTGTATACTCGCGGGGCAGAGTGGTGGCTATAAACCCACCCGCCGTAATCGTCAAATCCTCCGTAAATATAAATCTGGCAAATCAATCGGATTTACAGCCAAAGCCAGTCTCAAAGCTAAAGGAATGCTCCCCCGTTCAAATGGAAGATATATCCTTGGCCCAAAATATTCTGGAACTGGCAAGCCGCGTGTTCTTACCAAAAAAATCCAGCGTAAATAGTTTATGTAGGTGAAAGTTGTAAAATGTTTTTATCAAAGATTTTACAAGTTTATTCTTCTTGTATCGTATCCAAACTATACCGCGTATCACGAATATATGCCGCATAAGCATGCTCACTCATCGCCACAGAGACAAGATCTTCTCTTGTATTACTCAAATACACCTTCATCTTTGGCGATTCCTTATCGGGCCGCTCTCTAGTCATTTTAAAGTATACATACCCCTTATCATCATGAAACAATCCATATACATGATCATTTGTAGCTCTTAACCAATAGCACTCTTTAATATTCTTCATAAGAACATTACAGCTCAAATCCCGCGTGGCAATAATTTCTCCTTGTGAAACAGAATACATTTTCAGCTTCGCAATAAATCCACAGTTAATCACATCAAATACAGTCCTGGTGGGCCCCTGTGCCACAGAAGGAGACAAGGATTGCTTACGAAACCGAATGTCACGAGACATTTTTGTTCCTTCTCTACTTGTGCGCGGCATTATCAATTTTTTATACATAATTTATCATCTTGGACTATAACAAAAAATTGAAAAATAATTAATTTCTAAAAAGAATATTACATCTACAACTATTAGAATAGAAAATGTCCTTTCCAAATGAGTTGGGAGAGGTGATTGGCGCAGGTGGCTTTGGTGTCGTGCGTGAACTAAAAGGGTCTCCTTACGTCGTGAAACTTATGCGACCCCATGTATGTCATCACGATGCCAAGCTAGAATATGACGCACATGTAGCTATTTATAATACGTATGAAAAATTGCTAAAAAATCGTCCTGAATTTCGTAATACAATTTATATTCCTAAACCAATTGCGTTTCATACGTGTTCATCTTTAGAAGAATGTTACGGTCAACCTAGCTCTTCCTGTGCGTATGTTATGGAAACTGTACAATCGGGCCGCCCAGATAAACTACAAGAACATCTCATGTTTAGTAACATGTATTCAAGTCTACAAGATAAGATCTATTGTAAAAATCGCGGACAATTCTTTGATATAGACCATATGCTGTCCGAAGAGGAACGCACATCTTGTGAACCACGTGGAGCATTTCTGGGAGCCGAAAGTATTCAGAAACGTCTTGATCCCGAGATCTTTCGTAATCTCCCTTATCTCTTTGGTATTCTCCATGGAATCGTTTTAAAAGCTGGATACTTTCCAGTTGACGTTGAATTGGTTGTGGACAACAAAGGGCGTATTGCTATGTATGATTTTGGAATGGTGTATGATAAAAGCCAAAAAGAATATCAAACTACACTTGAAATGGATATGTATGTGCCATCTGAAGATCAAATAGAGGAATTTCAGCAGTTTCAAAAGGGGGTTCAAACTGTATTAGATACTTTTAAGACAAATTCAAGTGGCGGAAAACGAACAAGAAGAAAACGTAGTCGTAAAATGAAAAAGATGCGCAAAACCTATAAGGTATAATATAAATATGAATATAATATTATATTTTTAAATTTGCCCATTTGTAGTATATTTTACTATATATCCGTCATAATTAAAAACGCTCGCTAAAGAACCATATAAATTAGTTATAATTTGTTCACCATTAACTTGATTGAATGTATTTACAAGTAATTGAGATGGACCATATTGCCCAACTGAAAATACATTTCCCGCACTGTCTGTAGCTATCTTACAAAATTGATCATTTCCTGTATCAGGTAAATTCACCGCCCATTGCGCCTTTCCTTCTGAATTAAATTTAATGAGATATGCATCATATGCGCCAGTTCCTGTCAATTTACCAAACACCTTTAAAGAAAATACACCACCAATTAGTCTATCAAAATTATTTATAGTTAATAAACTTGAAGTATAGTATCCTCCAATATAAACATTACCATATGGATCATTTGCTACACCATTTGGAGCATCTATACCAGAGCCACCGATCGTTGTTGCCCACACTACCACGCCATTCTTATTATATTTTACGATTACAGAATCAAAGCTGCCAGAATTTGTTAAAGTTCCAACAGGGTCCAATATAACTGTTCCTCCACTTACCGATAGAAAACTATTTATTGTTATTGGAACACCATTATATCGCCCAATCGCATATACGTTTCCTTCTGAATCTGCCGACACTCCTGTTCCAAACGCATTTGTTGTTGCATCAATTTGTGTTGCCCATTGTGCCACTCCAAACGAGTTAAACTTTGCTGTAAATATTACGGATTTATTCACAATATTTGTCAAAGAACCAAACGATGTTAATGTAATTGGCCCCCCACCGCCACCAGATTGAAAACTAAAAATAGAACAAGAATTTCCCTCATATGTTTTTGTAATATAAACATTGCCAGATGAATCAACCGATATACCTCCTGCGTTGGAGCTAAGTGATTGGCCAATTTTTGTTGCCCACATCACAGACCCATTTGTATTATATTTTGCTATATACATACTTGCGGCGCCTGATTTTGTTAAAGTTCCATATGGTTGTATATCAAAAACTCCTCCTTCTAAAGAGGAAAACCTATTTACACTTATTGTAGTTTCTGTAAAATTTCCCATAACATATACATTTCCATTCGTATCTGCGGCAAGACTATATAAAAATCCATTACTTCCTCCTGTTATACTTGTTGCCCACTGAGCTACACCATCTGTATTATATTTGACTATAAATGAATCATATGTGCCGACTCTATTTAATGTCCCCTTTTCTTCAACCGTAATTGTTAAACCTACTTTTGATTTAAAACTATTTACAACTAATTTAGAAGAGTTAAATATTCCACATACATATAAATTTCCAGAAGAATCTGTTGCGATATCTATTCCATATTCTGTATTTGTTCCTGAAATATTTGTTGCCCATAAGGCTTTGCCATTTTTATCATATTTCACAAGAAACCCATCAAAACCGCCGCCAGCAGATAATATACCATATGGTTCTACTGTTATGGCTGCCCCACCCCCTCCAGAAATAAAATTATTAATTTGTATGCCGCCGCCAAAGTAACCTGAAACATACACATTACCATCTAAATCAGTTGCGACTCCATAAATAATTTCACTAAGTCCGCCACCTATACCCGTTGCCCATCCAGATTCAGGTATAGGGGGAGGAGGTTCAAACACAGGAGCACTCTCAATACTACACGGACAACCAGTATCAACTGTAATAGAATCCCCCAAGTTTTTTCTATAATATGCGATCCTTCCATTAAGAACAGAATTCATAATAGATTGTTCTGTAATCCCTTGTAAGGGTTTTTGGCGTGTAAAAGAGTCGGAAATTACTTTATCTCTATCTCTTTTCGTATTGGAAGAACTATCGTAATTTGTTGTTTGCATTCCTAATACAAACAAGAAAAGAAAAATAAATTTTTTTAAAGAGTATACGCTTTTTGCTAATTAGAAGTTTCCTGGAAATAACTAGACATGGATCCACAGGACCCACAAGATGTCCTAGAAGAAGATCTAACCCTGCGCACCCGAAGCGGATATGCTGTTGCGGATGCCATTCGTAGCTTTAAGGTATCTCTTGAGCAAAGCGGGGCCGTCGCTGCTGGAAAATCACTTCATTATACAGCCGATCTTATTACAAGTGGCTGTTTTCAACTCTGGCAGAAAATCCTTTGGGAATACTCACTGGATCATATTGGAATTTCAAGTCCTCGTATATTCTGGTTTCTTCAAAGACGTTTCAATGATCTTGAAGCGGCCTGGGCAAAAATACCCCCTGAACAATTCTATAGAACTCTAGAATATCAAAAAACATTTGCTGAAATTATTCTCATTCTGCGTTCTCAGCCTCGTAGGCCCGCCCTCAAAATGCCGCGCATTCCTGCTGAAAGTCATAATGAGCAATGGGTCAAACAAGCTACAAGTCAAGCACCATCTTCTTCAGCTGTTGGCCGTATATTTCGCGGCTCAAATGATCTTCAAATTCTCCGACGAGTGGGCGATGAATTTGTTAAATCCTGTATTGATGGAGCAACAGAGAAAGCATTTTGGTGGCTCAAATGGTGCTATGAAGAGGAATCTCGTGTAAGACGTGATACTGGCGGATCACTATCAAATTTAGATAGGGGCCCTGCCCAGTGGCCAGGTAAACAAAGAAGTCATGTTTGCTTTTATCTTGCCGCTTTAGTCTCAGAAGTTTACAAAGAACTCGCACAAAAATATGGACTTCGTATGAATGAAGAATTTCAGTCCATTCTACAACTTTTCAGCTATCCAAATAAAAAACTTTCTGCGAAAAGAAGACAGGAACTCTTGTGTCTTGCTATTCAAATTGTATGTGAAGTGCCCCGCTGGAAAGTTCCAGCTGCCCCCGCCCTTGTCAAAGATCCAGTCGCCCTAGAAAGAGCCATGTCTCACGCTGAAAGTTTCTTTCGTGAAGTTCTAACATACGATGCTCCATCTGGTAATGTTGAAAAAGAAGCCAAAAAAACTGCTTCTAAAAGTATCACAAGTGGGGCGGCGGCAGTGAAACAAATGTCATCAAAACAACGCAAACAAATGAGCTTGGAAGAACATCTAAATGCTCGTGATGCTATGATCGATAGTTGGCTCAATGGTAAGTTGTAAAAAAATTGAAGTATAGTCGCTAGATTCTCTAACACAACCAAAAGTATATCATCTAGAGAAATGAGAGTTCGTCAAATTCTTTCTTCTCTTGATACTACCTCCAAGGCGCAACTGAAAAAGTTGTTGCCCAAAGGAATCGTCATGCCCGATGTGGAAACCGCAAGATATCCCAATGCTCTTCTTTCAGCATTTCCGAAAGACGACGCCTATTCACTCTTTGGAATTGTCACAGAAGCTATGCTTCAACTTGATTCAGATGAAATCACGCTTGAACAACTCCTTCAAACTACACAGGACTATTACCCAGAAATAACTCCAGAAGCACTCGCCTTAATTCAAAAATCTAAAACCACCGAGCCATTTCTACAAATTCTAAAAGAAACACGCACAAAGCTTGAAGGTGTTCTAAGAGAACCTATTCAATATAACCAAGTAATTCAATATGAACAAGTTGAAGGGCACCCAGACGGCATGAACCGTGTTCAAATCTTTGAAGTCAAACTCACTGGTATGCTCAAACAGAATTGGCTTTCATTCATCTTTCAGCTCTTTGCA